CGGAGAAATTATTTTTGACGGACAATCGATTGATTTCAAATCACCGAAAGAAGCGAAAAAAAATCATGTAATAATGATTTTTAAAACGCTAGGAATGTTGATTTTTCAGCATTCCTAGCGTTTTTTGTTACTAATTTGTTACTGGTTCAGTCAAAAACCGAACAGAATCATTTTAATAACAGGATAGTATCACGCAATTCTTGAAGACTCTTATGGGTATAAACACGCTCACCTACATCTTTAGATTTATGCCCCATCAGCATGTCTATACACTTCTTATTTGCACCGGCAGAATCCAGTCTTGATCGGAATGTATGCCGGGCTTCATGTGGTGTATGGTTCACACCTATCTGCTTCATGATTGGATTCCAGTAATTGTAGTACACAGACTGTACAAACCTTTTGCCATGGAATGAAATCAGATAAGGATTCCCTTCACTGACCAGTTCTTCCACCAGTGGGAGAATACGTGGGTGAATTGGTATGACTCTATTCTTACCGCTTGTGGACTTACTCCCACCCTTAAATGTCTGGTCTTCCAGATTGACCTGGTCTGTTTTCATCCCTAACAGTTCATTCAGACGAAAACCAGTATATAAGAATATCAGAACGCTGCTGACATATGGCTGGTCTTTGATTTTCCACAGACTCTCGACTTCCTGATCCGTAAATGGTTTTTTACTTGTTTCTGGTACAGGTGGTGCGGTGGTAAGCTGGGAATACATCTTGTCAATTATGTCGCACTCAAAAGCGAAGCGGTCAAGATGCCCCCATAAATTTTTTATGATACTCTGCATTGCATAACTAAGACCACAGTTATCAATACTGTCCTGCATATGGTATGCTCTGATTTGACGATATTTCATACCATAATATTTTTCTAAATGGTTATAACCTGCCCTCATATTATGTTGGGATGAGTTACCGAGTTTAGGGAGTTTGATGGCAGACCATCTTTTATATAATTCTGCAAGGGTAACTTTGTTGCGGTCAATATTCCAAGGATTGTTATTGTACTGTGCAAGAATAATATTTGCTTCTTCCTCAGTGGCAGCATAATCAACAGTGACCTGTTTACCATTTCCATCTGCATCATAAATAGTTGCCCGGATCATCCAGGGTCGGGACCGTTTACCTTTCAATTTTGTTACAGAGCCGTAACCGTTTGGGTTTCTTCTGCTCATTTTCCATCATCCTTTCTAAAAATGGGTATAAAAATAACAGCCAAACATTTGTGTGGCTTGTTTGACTGTTCCCATTATGGTAGAATGATATTGGAATTTATACATCCATCCCATAACGGGAACAGAGGACCGTCTTGATGCGCCAACATCAGGGCGGTTTTCTATATTAAAATCAATTTGTAACTAATGTAACCGATTGTAACTGGTTTTGTAACTGTTATAATGCCTTATTTTATGCGGATGTAACCAATGTAACTCATTTTGATAATGTTCTTATTATATTATTTTTATTTTATAAAAAAAAATAAATTAAAAATATAAAAGTAAGTAAATAATAAAAATATATAATATATAAGGGAAAATGAGTTACACAGTTACAAAAATGCCCTGAAGCCTTGCATTTATTGGACTTCTGGCAGTTTCGGAACAGTTACAAATGAGTTACAATGAGTTACAAAACTGGTTACAAACTAATGATTTTTCAAATATTCTTCAAATTCTTCCATAGACATAAGAATTTTTCTTGGTTTTGTTCCATTCTCAGGCCCTATAACTCCTGCATCACAAAGCTGATCCATAATTCTTGTTGCTCTGTTGAAACCAATTTTAAATGTTCTTTGCAGTGAACCAACATACGCATTTTCTTTTTTAATAATAAGTTTACCTGCTTCTTCAAAATGTACATCACGGTCATAAGTTCCATCTTCTTGCCTTGGTATTCTTGCGTCTGAAACAATATCAGCTTTAGAATCAATCAGAGAGATTAAAAAGTCTCTATCCCACAGCACAATGCCGATTTTTGAAGCTAACTCTTTCGCTTGACGTGTAAAATATCTGTTTGTGAGAACAACTCCCACATTAGCATCATAATATTTCATACCACCAGTAACCTGATATACTGCGTCTACGCCGATATCTGAAGAATAACATTTACATTGGATGGCATATTTTATTTTATTTTGAGTTGCAATAATATCAGCACCAAAATCACCACTTGTGGATGTCACAGATACGTCTATAAAGCCATTTTTCCGTAGCAGATCAGCACAATATACTTCAAAATCGGGACCAGTCATGTAATCAAATTTGTCATTATATAGTTCAATATGTTCATTCATTGTCTGAACTGGTTCGTCTGATGTTATGTTTTCAACAGGTGCAGGTATTTCAGAAAAATCAATTTGTTGAACAATTGGCGGCTGCACTTTCTCTGAAATTAATGATGAATACCATATGTCCAGTAATGCAATTATTACAATCACAATGATATAACTGGAATGTGCTCTTTTCATCATTGTAGAAGGGGCTTTGCATAAATATAGCAGCCAAAAATGTAGGAGCAGGAAACAGAACGGAGAAAAAACAGAAAATATAAATTTGTATGTTTTATTTTTGGTTCTGTTAGCAAGCCCATATGTTTCGCAAAGGAAACATACCAGAGCTGATGGAATAGAAAAATAAAGTTTAGTGCCGGAAGAAGTAACGGAGATAATCAGTAATGCGATACTTGTTATGAGAATTATCTCTTTACGAAGCCCAGTCTTTTTATCTTTCATATCGTACCTTTTTCCATAATTTACCACTTGACAATAACAAACAGATGTTCGATAATATATTTATCGCTACTGTTTCGGGTCGTGTGGTTCACGAAGGGGATGGATGTATTGGACTATAAAAGAAAAATAATGGAAATGCTCGATCATGCAGATGATAGACGGTTACGTCTGATCTACATATATGTCAGAGCAATTCTGGGACTGAATTAATTCAGTCCCTTTTTTCTTGCAGTAGTTCAACCATCTTTTTCAAAGATTCCCAGTCAGATTCATCCAGTGCAGCGAGCATTGATATAAATCTTCTCTTAAAAGAATCTTCTTCTCCCTTTAATAATTCACCAACAAAGTTAGAAATCTGTTCATCCCTGGGAGCTTCGATAAACATGTTATCGTCTCCGCCTTCGCCAGTTCTCAACCAATTCTCATTGACTTTACCTTTTGGTGGGAAATTCGTTTTACATATTAGAGAGATTACCGCATCACTGGGTTTTCGTCTTCCGGTTTCATACCCACCGATATTATCACGGGGAGTTCCGACCTTGTCTGCAAATTCTTGTTGAGTTAAGTCTAATGTTTTTCTTAACTTCTTTAATCGTTCATTCAATTTTGTCTCACCTCTTTTCTTATTTGTATTGTACATCATTACAGATTAAAAATCAACATGTTTTTGTGACCATGACACAAAAACCTTACTAAGTCACAAAAAAGGTATTGACAAATGTGGCAATGTCATATATTATAATGGCATAGTCACAAAGGCGAACAGCAAATGACACATCAGTCTTCGTTGGCTTACATTATGAAGAAAGAGAGGTGAGAAGAAATGGAGTTATCAAAGAAAGCGGATGGACATATTAAGTACCCAGCTTTGGAAGGTAAAGAGGATTTGAGATTTGAGTTATTTGATTGGCTCAAAGAAAAAAATCTTACTGTGCGACAGGCAATAAATCTACTTGATATGACTAAAAATGAGATTGTCAATGCACGCCGCACAGTAATGGATAACATGATGCTTTAACCTACTTCGTCAAGTTCATGCTCGAAGTTGTCTAAAGCAAAGCGGTATGCTTTAGCAAAATGGTACATTTCTTTAGAATCACAGGATAACGGGTTGTAATCAATAACATCTTTGTGTTCTTCCTGATAAGCCCGTAATTTTATCTGAGCATAAGCAACCGCTATTTCATGTAACTGTTGTTCAGTCATGTTAAACACCTCCCTTCTAATAGGGAGTATACCACAGAAAGGAAGTGAAAAGTTATGTCAGAAAAAGAAAAACAGATCCTTGAGACTATTGCAACAGCAGTACCTAAGATGTCCGAGTTTGATAAAGGTTATCTGTTGGGAATGGGTGAAGCAATGGTAAAGCAGAAAGAAAAAGACAAACCAGAAAAGAAAGAAGGTCAGTAAATGTCAAATGTGTTAATTCCCATCAATTTTGATGGGGAACAGCCGACAGTATCAGCAAGGGATTTACATGCAGGTTTGGGAATTTCTGAAAGGTTTCAGTCATGGTTCAATAGACAGTTACAATACGGATTTCAGGAAAGTACTGATTATGTAGGGTGTAAAGAATTTAACACCCTGGCAAGGCAGGAATTACAAGATTATGAGATTTCCGTAGATATGGCAAAGCAGATCTGCATGATCCAGAGGTCTGAAAAAGGCAGACAGTACCGTCAGTACTTCATTGACTTGGAGAAAGCATGGAATACGCCGGAACAGGTTCTTGCAAGGGCGTTGAAAATTGCTGACAAGGAAATTGAAAAATTAAAGTCAAGTAATACAGCATTACTTGAAGATGTTCAGAGGATGAAACCCAAAGAAACCTTTGCTGATGCAGTAGCTGCAAGCCACACATCCATATTAATTGGAGAGCTGGCAAAGATCCTGAAGCAGAACGGTGTTGAGACTGGACAGCGTAGATTATTCACATGGATGAGAGATAATGGGTACTTAATTAAAACCGGATCAAGTAGAAATATGCCAACACAGAAATCTATGGAACTTGGTCTGTTTGAAATTAAGGAAACAGTGATTAATAACCCGGATGGCTCAATCAGGATCAGCAGGACAACAAAAGTTACTGGTAAGGGACAGCAGTATTTTATCAATAAGTTCCTTATATAAAGAAGTCCCACAGGAAGTACCAGTTCCCATGAGACAGGTGTTAAATGAAAAATATTTCAGCTACATAGTAGCAGAAAGTGAGTTAAATTGCAATGAAAAAAATCATTTCAGCGTGGATTGAGCAGGTAATAGAGTTCGATTCCATGACAGAATACCAAAAATTTATCAATGACCTGAAAAATGGCAAAAAGGCTTACCGGATCATCACACCCGGTTGTGAGGTAGACAATAAAATTTGTACGCACATCATGCGACAGTATAACAACAATAGTTTCCCGGAAGGCGGTGAGGTCAAATGAAATTTGCTGAGAAATTAAAAAAGGCAATGCAGGAACTGAACCTGAACCAGCGGCAGGTGGTAACAATGACCGGGAAAAGTAAGGGTTCTGTGAGCCAGTATCTGTCAGGTAAACAGATCCCGTCAGAAGATGTCCAGAGTGCCATTGCTACGTCACTTGGTCTGGCTTCTGATTACTTTACCGGCATGGATCAGGAACTTCAGGTTATGCTACAGCTTGAAATCAGGGATGGCGTTATCCCGAGACTTGATGTGACGAAGGCGGCGAAACTGATGGGTATGAACCATAACACGGTCAGAAAAGGTTTACAGCAGGGTGTTTTCCCCTGGGGATATGCAGTACATACCTCTGACAACAGATGGTCCTATTTTATCAATGCAAAGAGATTTGCAGAAGTTGAGGGGATTGCTTTATGAACAAAATGAGAGAGTATGAAAGAGGTCGTGAAGACGGTCTTGATCTTGTCAGAAGAATTGTAAAGGAAGGTGGACTTGAAGCATTAGAGAGAGAATGTAAATTTCGTGGTGTGACCGGAATACATACTTCTCTGGCAGCTAAGGATTTGGATAAAGCATCACAGAAAATCAAGGAAATGACAATTGATACATTCACTATCTTATGTATTGCTGCCGTTCATGACGAATTTGGTTTCGGTGAGAAACGTTGCAGACGTTTGATTGCCAAGATGGAAGAAGGTGCTGAGTATCTCATGGATGATCTGGCAACCTGGGATGATTACATTAAAGAAATCAAAGAGCAGTTGAATATTGATCTGAGGATTAGATGGAATAATTAAAGGAGAAAAATGACAATGAGCGAACCGATTAAAGGCTATAAAGTATTTAACCCAGACTGGACTTGTAGAAACTTCCAGTACGAAGTAGGTAAAACGTTTGAGGAAGATGTAACGCCAAAGTGTTGTGACAGAGGTTTTCACTTCTGCACAAAAGCATCTGACTGTTTCAGTTATTACGGTTTCAATCCTGAAAATAAGGTTGCAGAGGTTCTTGCACTGGGAATGGTTGATACTGAATCTGGTGATACAAAGTGTTGTACCAATAAAATCCAGATTGTACGTGAGATCAGCTGGCAGGAACTCTTGACAATTGTGAATACAGGAAAAGGTTGTACGGGTCTTTGCAACACCGGGAATCGCAACACCGGGGATTGCAACACCGGGAATCGCAACACCGGGGATTGCAACACCGGGAATC